CATTGCAGGAGTTCCTGCCTTTGTAGGAAAGGATAGTCTAGCACTTCCTGTGGCAAATACAGATCTATCCAAAATAGAATATCCAAATATGCCTAATAGAACAACATGGTTTAATGATCTATTATACACAGAATACTTCATAGATGAAATAGCAGACGGGTTACCATTGGTAAGATTACTTCCAAAATTAGAACAATTAGTTCTTGCTCGAAGCAAAAAATAGTGCTATAATATACAAATAATCGAGGTATAAAGACATGCAACCTAACACTATTCCTGCCACTGAACAGAATGTAGAAGACTGTATAATGTTCCTTGCTGGTGAAGGGCAATATATTTTTGGAGAAGAAGTTTCTATAGATCAATATGATTTATCTATTGTTAAAAGTTTAGGCAGACAGTTAGGAAATGAAAACGCATTTACACAAAAACAAAGTTTGATCGGTCTACGTCTAGTAAAAAAATATAGCAGTCTACTAAAAGATAAGGGATTCGAAGCAGAAAAGATTCTAACCGAGGGCATTTTTAAATGGCCATTTAGGACCATTGATAAAACAAAATCACTTTACACCGACGGCGAACACATTGTAATTAAAAGTCCTTTCATTGCAGATGTAATTAATAAGATCAAAAAACGAAGAAAGCCTTCTTATATCAAAGGCACTTATAGCGGTGACACTAAAGAATGGTCTTTTGCATACAACGAACCTAACGTAGAATTTTTAGTAAGTCTTGTTAAAGGCATGAACTTTAGCATTGAAGAAAAAATATTACAAGATTATAAAAAAATTATCGACATGAAAAGATCAGCAATCGATAATGCTGACATTCCAATGCTACGAAAAAAGATGGGTGGCTTTGTTTATAATGATAAGGTAATAGAGCAAAATGATTTTAGACGTGCAGTAATGAAAGCAAGGTTACAAGGGTGTACAGTCTTTGATGATAGTGTAGTGGACGGCATGAAACCAAAACAACCTATGGATAAAATACTGCTAGGTGATAGTAAAAAATGGTTTATTAATTCTAACTTATATTCCTATTTGGACATATTTGAGTTGATTAAAACTGTAGATCAGTGTATAATTATGTGTAGTACTAATGATACAACTGTTTTGAAAAACGTTGTTGATCATCTATTGTTATCTGGATATAACACATCAGATATTTCTGTTATGTTTAGATTTAAAACAAAAGATTACTTTGAAGGAAATAAATGGATAAAGGAAAAAGGTGTGAATCAATTTGATCCAAATAAAAAGATTTTTATTATAGGTGAAAAGATTCCAAAACCTTTATTAACTAATAATATAGATCCGCAATTGATATTTGTAAACTTGCCAATTGTGCCTAGTCATTATAAAACACAGGCATGGTTAGAAAACAAACCTAATGTTTTGTATTATTGTGGTTCATCGCCTAGTGGAGTTGAAAACTGTGCCAACTTGTAAATTAATTATTAAAGACGAAGTAAACGTAAAGTTTGAAGGACTCGATCTTGAAATGCGTAAAGCATTAACCAATAAGTTCAAGTATGACATTCCTTATGCACGTTACCTGCCAGCATACAAACTAGGACGATGGGATGGTAAGGTAAGTTTCTTTGGACTAGGCGGAACAACATATGTAAGTATGTTGGAAGAAGCATTGCCATTGCTAGAACAAAAAGGTTGGTATGTAGAAGTAGAAGATTTACGTGAAACCACACAATTAAGTTTTACTAATATCACAGAAAACTACTGGAAGGATCAAGGCGCTGTATGGCCTAAAGGACACGTAGCAGAAGGACAACCAATTGTATTACGAGATTATCAAGTAGAAGTTATTAACAACTTTATTGGCAATCCACAAAGTTTACAAGAAGTTGCTACAGGTGCAGGTAAGACAATTATTACTGCTACACTAAGTCATATTTGTGAGCCTTATGGAAATACTATTGTTATTGTTCCTAACAAAAGTCTTGTAACACAAACAGAAGAAGACTATGTAAATGTAGGACTTGATGTAGGTGTATACTTTGGTGACAGAAAAGAACTAGGACATAAGCATACTATTATTACATGGCAAAGTCTTAATGTGTTAGACAAGAAGTCAAAGAACCACGAAGCGGCACTTACACTAACAGAATTTTTACAAGATGTACGTTGTGTTATTGTCGACGAAGTACATCAAGCAAAAGCAGATGTGCTTAAGAATTTGCTTACACAAAACTTTGCACACGTTCCTATACGTTGGGGACTAACAGGAACAATACCAAAAGAACAGTTTGAGTTTCAAGGTATCAAAGCAGGACTAGGTGAAGTAATTAATCATATTAGTGCAAGTGATTTGCAACAAAGAGGTGTACTTGCAAATTGTCATGTAAACATTGTACAAACGGATGATGTACAAGAGTTTAGCAACTATCAAGAAGAATTAAAGTATTTGGTTACAAGTGAACATCGTATTGATTGGATTGGTAAACTTGTAGACAAAATCAAAGACTCAGGCAATACATTAATATTAGTTGATCGTATTTCAGCAGGAAAGATGTTGGAAGAAAGACTAGAAGGTTCCGTGTTTGTGTCTGGAGAAACTAAAGGAACTGACAGAAAGGAACACTATGATTCCATTAAAGACAGTACCAATAAGATTATTATTGCTACTTATGGAGTTGCCGCGGTTGGTATTAATATCCCTCGCATATTTAACTTGGTTCTTATTGAGCCTGGTAAGTCTTTTGTTCGTGTTATTCAGTCTATCGGTAGAGGAATTAGACGTGCTGAAGACAAAGATTTCGTGCAAATTTGGGATCTCACCAGCAAATGTAAATTTGCGAAACGACACCTAACGCAGAGAAAAAAATACTATAAAGAAGCGAACTATCCTTTCACTATAGAAAAGATAGCAATCGATTAGGAGAACAAATGCAAATATTAACATTAGAAAATGAACACTTTGATCTAAACACTTTACCTAAAGAGATAGACAAAGATATAAGATACAGCGTATTGGATAATTCAGATCCTAAGGATCCGGATTATTTCTTTGTGCCGTTGATCTACTTAGAAAGTTTTAGTTCGCCTGCTGTTGTACTACAGATTGGTAACCATCAAGTGCAAATGCCACTAGAATGGAGCATGGTAGTAGGTAACAGTGAAGTGGGTGATCTAGAAGTGCTACCATTAACAAGTTTAAACGATAGAGGCTTTGAAGCATTTATTTTTAATCCATTAACAAGTTCAAGACCTGAATTTTTACCTGTGGACGTAATAAATGTTTATCAAGATGTTAAATTTTATTTTCCTAAACTAAAAAATGGACAGTTGTTAACAACGCCTATACAAAAAACACGTGAACCACAATGTGCATTTTTTGTTAAAGAAGTTTCACGTCAAAGCGAAACTATAGACTTTAGTCTAGTATGGTAACAAGGAGAAAGGACTTATGACTATGAAAGCAGGAAAAATTTGGGGTCAAACAGAATTGATCCATGCAAACGGTGTGCTAGAGTTTCACCGCATTGAATTTAAGAAAGGTTACAAGTGTAGCGAACACGAACATCGTTACAAGTGGAACGGTTTCTTTGTTGAATCGGGCAAGATGCTTGTTCGTGTTTGGCAAGAAGACCAACAAGGACTAGTTGATGAAACTATACTTGGTCCTGGTGAGTTTACTCAGGTTAAGCCTGGGAAGGTTCATCAGTTTGAAGGTATCGAAGACGGTGTAGCATTTGAACTATACTGGGCAGAATTTAATCATGATGACATTGTAAGACGTACAGTAGGCACAAAGGTTAAGTAATGTTAAATTTCAAAACCAATAAGGATTTAGAGATTACATTTTGGAGTGTAGTTGATGGACTAGAAAAAGTAGTTCCAATCAAACGTGCTACAGAGTATCTTCCTACTTGGTTTAAGAACATGCCACCTTTTAGTGGAATCGGTGAAGAACGTATTGAAGATCAGGGAACATTTAAAAGATGTCCTGCGATAGTTGATATGTTTTCAAATGCATTTGTAGTACCGTTATGGTGTGATCTTGAAGTGGAGATCAACGAGCAAGGCTTTAGATACAAGTCAAGCAATCCCGAATTTGTATTCGAAGGACATCACAAAGCACAGTTTTTGGATCATGTAAAAACAGATTATACATTTATTCTTAAAGCAGTTTGTCCATGGAAAGTAAAAACACCGCCGGGATATAATGTGTTACAGTTACCAATGTTCTATCATTACGATCAACCATTTGATGTATTACCGGGTGCAATATACAGTGATATACATCATGCAATGAATCAACAGATGGCTATCAAAGGACATGGACGTTTCAGCATAGCAAAAGGTACACCATTAGCAATGTACATGCCTATAAAAAGAGATAACTTTAAATTGAACGTAAGCGAAAACACTGATGAACTGAAACAGGTATACAAGTTAAATGAACTTAATATAAAAAGTAAGTTTACTAATGCTTACAGAGATATGAAAAAACGTTATCTAAAGGAATAATGGTTAAGATATACGAATCACCTGATGGCGGAGAAACTGTATACGAAAGGGATACAGTAACAGGCGAAAGAATATGCATCGAAAAACCAAAACATCCAGATTGGTATTTGGATGATTACGAATTGCATGAAATAAAAGAATTAGCCGAAGAGGGCAATAAAACATTGCAAAATTTATTAAAAGAAGTTAAACTAGTATACAACTTGAGTAGGGAAACAGATGACTAGAACACTGCAAGATGGTTCCGACGTGGAAGAGTATGAGCAGAACATTGTGTTGCAAGTTGTAACAAAGTGTCCCGGCAAATACAGATTAATTGATATGGAAACAGGACAAGAATACATAGGACAAAATCCAGGGCCTGGTGAAAAAGTACAACATTGGAAAAGAATTAATAATGACTGGTAAGAAAAAGTTTTTAGATCTAAAAGCAATGCTAAGTGCAGTAGATCGTCGCGACAAAGAATGGTATAATAGATTAAGTGACGAAGATAAGAAACTGTTTGCTCCATTTATTGCTATGCGTTATGTTAGCAATGTAAAAGGTGATACGTTCTTTCAAGAACATTATATAGAAATGTGTAATGAGTTTGTTAACAAACATCATTGGACTTTGTCTAAAAATCATAAAGGACTGCTTTGGAAACTAATGAGCATGTGTGGTGCATATGAAAACTTTTTTCATGCATATCTAGCGGCACCTAAGAAACAAACAAAGAATAAGTTCACCCAACTCTTGTTAGACAAGAATCCAACTATGAAGATGGAAGATGCAGAATTATTATCAAGTATTATGTCAAAAAAGGAACAAAGCGAATATATTAAAGACCATGATCCAAACTCTTGAACAACCATTTAACTGTGTACACTGCGGTAAGAGTTTTCAAAAAGAAAAAACTCTTATGGCCCATATGTGTGAGCCAAAGCGTAGGCATTTACAAAAAAGTGAAAAGCGTGTACAAGTAGGGTTTTTAGCGTTCAACAAATTTTACACATTGGTACAAAGAAGCAAGCCAAGAACATACGAAGAATTCTGTAAAAGCAGTTATTATAATGCGTTTGTTAAGTTTGGTAGTTTTGTTGTAAACATTAATCCATTATATCCAGAAAAGTTTATTGACTTTGTAATCAAATCAAACGTTAAACTAGATCATTGGTGTCGTGACGAATTATATGACACTTATATGTTTGAAATGATTAAGGTAGAGCCAACAGAATCAGCACTAGAAAGAAGTGTGCAAACTATGTTGGAATGGGCAGAAAAACAAGAAGCACAATACAATGATTATTTTAGATATTGTAATTTAAATAGAGCAGTTAACGATATTAGAAACGGACTTATTAGTCCTTGGTTACTTTTGAATTCTACAACAGGCAAAGAGATGTTAAGTAAATTTAATGATGAACAATTAGCAATAATTGAACCAGCATTAGATATTCCATATTGGAAAAGAACATTTAAAGCAAAGCCTGCAGATGTAGAATTAACAAAAGAAATAATCAAGGAGGCTAAAATTGACTGACGAGAACTATACAACAGTTTCCAATATGCGAGACGGTGAACCCATAGATCGTATATATGGAGGAGGTGCATTACGTTTACGTTTAATCCAAAAAGACGGAACTGAATATACAGGCACCATTACTAAAAAATCCATTATTGTAGAAGGTACAAATGGTAATTTTAAATCGCATGTTTATGTCACAGATGATAAAAGAGTATTTGACAATTCAGGCATGCCAGTGTATAATTATATAGTAGAAGAAATAGACGAACCAGAACCATTGGAGAATAATGATGCTACACAAGATAAGTCAGATGTGTGATAAAATTGATTCAATTAAAGTAGACGCTGATCGTTTACGTAAACTTAAATATGGAGATAATCCAGGAACAACTGCGGAGATAGATAACTTGATTGCACAAATACAATCAGACTGTTATCTAATATCCCAAGATAGAAGTGCTTATGCCAAAAATACCGAGAAAGACAACTCATAAAAATTATACACAATACGATCCAAAGATACACACTAAAACAAAAGGAGGCCATGGTTTCGGCATGAAAAAAGGTATCAAAGAAACAGAATGGGAAAGCAGTGGATTACATCTGATTGAGGTATTCCGTTGGGAAGTTCCTAATCATTTAAAAGAAGTATACGAGGAATTTAAAAAAGCAAAAGCCAATGCCTGATATTGATTTAGACTTTTTTGATCGTGATGCGGTGCTTGAAAAGTTTAAGCACATCAAAGCCTCACGTGAAGAAAAAGGTGAAATCAAAAAACACAACACAGGTGTATACTTTCATAATGCTCCACTAGATCCATTTACAGAACGTTGTACTCTTGATCACAAGGTAGCAGATGAAAGAGGTTACTTCAAGATAGATATGCTAAATGTTCACATATATCAACATGTGAAAAGTGAAGAACACTTAAATAAATTGTTAGAAAGGGAACCAGTATGGGAACTGCTCATTCACGAAGAGTTCAGCAACAAATTATTTCACGTCGCAGAACACAGCACTATTCTAAAACAAATGAAACCTACGAGTATAGAACAACTGGCGGCAGTACTAGCGATTATCCGACCAGCGAAGAGACATTTGCTTGGACAATCGTGGGATACGGTGATGACCAACGTTTGGACGAAACCTGAAGACGGATCTTATTATTTTAAAAAGGCACACGCGATTGCATATGCACACGCGATTGTGGTACACATGAATTTAATTTGCGAAGGATTGTATGAACAATAAAGAAGAACAATTTGTATTCAATAACGATACATTTGAAGAACAAGAAATTGCACAGATGAGTGCATTGATGGAAAATGAGGCCGCGGTACGTAAACACAGAGAAGAACTAGAGAAAAAACAATCTAAACCTAGTCTCAGTGAATGTGCTGAGTGTGGCAATGATATTCCTGAAGCAAGGCAAAAGGCAGTACCGGGTGTAGAACTTTGCATCGACTGTGCAAACTTTTCTGAAAAAAGATGGTAAAGAGTGATACAGGAAAAAATAGATAAGTGGGCAGACGATTTAAGTTTATTAGAGGGCACAGATAGATTAACCTATCTTGTAGATCTAGCCAAACATGCAACTACACTGCCAGAAGAACTTAGAACTGATGACAAACTTGTTCCTGGATGTATTAGTAAAATTTGGGTTGACGTTGGGTTAGTAGAAGACAGAATAAAAGTTTATTATGATAGTGATGCTATGATACCTAAAGGCATTGCTACAATAGTTTGTGATATATTTACAGACTGTTCTAAACAAGAAGCAAATGATTTCAAAGAAGAAGATCTTACTAAATTAGGATTTATTCAATTGGTAACACCACAACGCAGAAATGGATTATATAATCTAATCGGTGTTATTAAAAAAAGGATTGAATTGATATGATACCAGAGATGCATAATCCTAGACCACCTAAAAAACCTAATTTAGGTAGTTGGCCTTTTTGGAGTTCACCTCCAGAACTTGCTCTTGATTATTGTATAAAGATATTGATCTTTTTGATTGTGTTGCCTGCTTTTTTTGGTGTAGCATTTACACCTATGGGACTTTTATTCAACTATCTTTTTTTAGATTTGTTAATCTATTGGCAGTACAAGAATAGACCTATTTGAGTTTTCTAATCAATTGAATACTTTTTCGTTTAATACGTTTTTCGGTTATGTCGTTTAGTCTTACCATGTGTCCGAATACTAGTTCTACGTCTTTGGTATTAAATGTTTTGATTAGATTTCTGAAAGGCATCATTTCTGTTTTCATAAAAATGTTAATGGGTATTTTACGATTTGATTCCCACCACCAACTGTCACCACATTCCAGGAGTCTTAGTTTTTGACCATCATCAGTACAACTTGAATAATCGTAAATGCTAGTAACACTGGAATCTTGGTTAATTATGATACCTACATATTCTGTTTCACCGTGCTTTACGCAACTTAAAAACGGAAATTTTTCTTGCAAATCTTCTTGTAATGTTGTCATAGTTTTCCAATAAATACTGTTATAGGATGAACTCAATATGCATAAGTTACCCATATATATTTATGAAACCGGTTATACCTTATTCAGCGATTTGGATTCCGGAATAAAACAAGGATATACGCCAATGTACCAGAAAGATATTCAGGTGGTTAAAGGTGTCACGAACACCATTAAATTCACCGTTAAAAACCAAGATCAGAAGCCGTTAGACATTAGCGGCGAAACACTAACATTCAATCTAGTCAACAAAGAAACGGGTGCTGTTTACTTACAAAAACCTTGCACAACAGTTGATGACGGTAGTACAGTTGCTACAAAGGGTGTTGCTACACTTACACTAACAGAGAGCGATACAGCAAGCCTAGTAAGCAAGTTTTACAAGTTTAGTGTATCCAGAACAATTGGCGGTGCTGGAAACCACGTAACTTATGCTAATACATACTATGAAGTTGCAGGTACATTAGAAATTGTAGATCAAGTATATGCGGCATTTAGCAATAGCGTAGAACTTCCTAATACAGACTTTACAAGACCTTTAACTAGTGATTTTTACAAGCCTAACGGGCAGGTTACTGAGTATGTTAGTTCTATATATGATGCACAGCCAGAATTCAAACGAAACGGTGCGGTACATACATTACAGTACTATTCCTCAGGATATACTGGAAATGTAACTGTGCAAGCCACTTTGGATAACCAAGTTTCAGCGGACACGAGTTGGGTAGACTTAACTATTATTAGTCTTACTAGCAGTGATTCTGTTGGATACGCTAATATAACAGGTGTGTACAATTACTTAAGATTAAAACATTTACCTGACAATTCGAACACCGGAACACTTGACAAAGTACTAGTAAGAAGTTAAACTAGTATTATGAATTCGATACAGTCGACAATTACAACTGCCTTGCCTTCAAAACGAAAGCAAACTCCTAGTGGGTGGATTTCTTTTGATGGGCCATGCTGTGTCCATAACGGCGAAGGGGCAGACAAACGTAAACGTGGTGGAATCATGTTTAACGCAGATGGTACAGTGAGTTATCATTGTTTCAACTGTGGTTATACAGCATCATTTGTCCCTGGTAGAAACTTGTCTTATAAGATGCGTAAACTACTAGGCTGGTTCGGAATGCCTAATTCAGAAATTACCAAACTTGCTTTGGAAGCACTGCGAATTAAGGAGGAAACCGTCGTAGACGGAAATGTCCCTACTATACAGTTGCCGGTTTTTGAAACTAGAGAACTGCCAGTTGGCGCTCGTCCACTTATGGATTGGCATGACTGGAAAGCACTTGAGCCTAGCGGGCTGGATACTGAATTCATCAGAGCCGTTGAATATGTAGTTTATGATCGTGGCCTTGATATGGAAGACTATGACTTTATGTGGACCTGTGAAGGATCATATAAAACAAGGCTGATA